CTACCAGCAATAATGTCTGCTTGTATCTTTTCAAGTAGCTTTGTGCCAAGCATAGATTGTATGTGAATATCTTGTGCGATAAGAACAAACTGAATGAATTTATCTACGTCTACGTTTCCGTTTACGTTTGTGTATCTTACTACATCATCTCGTGTTATTAGTAGTGCAGTTGCCATATTATACGTCTTTTGGTAAGTTAGGGTTATTAGGCGAAAATCCTTTTAACGGCATATCCTTTGGCATCATACTAACTTGTGGCTCGTTGGTTACTCTATAACCATATTTACGCGCTTTGTTAGTGCTTATTTGTGAACTATCTGCTGCACCTATTGAAGCCGATTTTCTAAAGCTTACATAGGTTCGTCTTTGCCACTTGTGGTTGCATCGTGGACCACCTTTATAAAGCCAAATCGAATAAGTATCTGAACCACCTTCGCCAAAACCTTTATTTACTACTTGCGAAGATAATCTTGTTATGTCTTCTTTACGGTATACTTTACTTGCTCTCATCATTGCCCTACAAAATGCTCGTTCTGGTGCTGGATTGCCTGTGTATTGATAACGCACTTTAAAGTAAACACCATCTACTTGTTTATCTTGCTCACTTGCTTGATTTGGTGATGCGCTACCTGTACGAACTAAATTAACAATTTTAGAAAGTGTTGATTGTTTAGGTTTTAGTTCTTTTTCCCATTCTTTAACTTGTGCATCAAAGTCATCTTCTAAATCGTAATCTACTTCACGCACATCTATTAATTCAAAACCTTCTTGCTCTGGGTCTTCGCCTTTAGCTATGAAGTCTTGTAGTTCTTTATTGTCTTCGCTTAATTCTAAACCTGTTTCTTCTTCTATTTGTTCTTCATCCATCATACCACTCAAATCTGTAAATTCTAATGGCTTTAATGTTTTAAAGTACAAGTTTAAAGCAATGCCGTTGTATGCAAGTATTTCATCAAATGCATCTAATAAAAGTTCTTGCATTGGTCGAATAACCATATTATCGAAAAGAATAAAAGAATCTTTTAACTCATCGGCATTTGAACTAAAGCCGTTACTACTTGCGATTCCAAAGAGCAAAGGGCTCGTGATATTATTTCCAAGCATTATCTTTCTTAAACATTCTTCGCTGAGCGTAGAGTACAAGTCTGGTGCATCGTTTACAGGCATCGCATCAACCGTTGTTTTAGATTCGGCATTATTGTTAAAAGATACAATAACCTTTTCGCCTTGCGTACCTGTCAGTTGGTTTAGAACTTTGCTTTTTATTAGTCTTTGTTGTTCTTCGCTTGGTTGTCCGTTGTTAAAGTTTATAACGCTTCTACTGCTAAAGCCATTATTCACTTCGTTTATTAAGTATTCGCTTATTGATTCTTCCAAAGTGCAATAAGGTAAACAACCAATATAGTCTGGAAGCGCATAATATTTTAAACCGACAGAATAGGGCTTACAAAAATAGATTTCAATCGGTTCTTTTGAACAACCAAAAGCTGGAATTCTTTGTGGTTTATAGTTTTTAGTGTCTTGCCAATTATCTGAATAATAGTAAGCTTCTACTTTGCCTTCTTCGTTGCATTTCTCGGCTCTTAATAGTTGTACAGGTATGTGTTCAACTTGCGCTATTTTCTTTCTGTCTTTCGTGTATATGACTTGCATAGCACATTGACCTAATAGCTTTAAGTCGCTTACAAGATGTCTTGTGCATTTCTTACTAAACAAAGCCATCATCGCAGCATACTCATTTGGCTTTCTAGAAGCGTCTAAAGCACTTAAACCTTTTCCGTATACTAATCGGTTGGTGTTGTTAATAATAGCGTTTTGTGTCGTGCTATTTGTGTAGCAATCAATCAAAAATTGATAGTAGTTGTTATCATCGCCAAACTCTACCCAGTCTTCACGTTTACTTTCTGTAATAGTTGGTTGCTCGTAGGCAGCTAATTCTAATATGTGTATGTCCTTACTCATAAATTATAAATTCGTTATTCGATGCTTGGCTTGTATATTGTCCGTTGTTTACTGAATAGGTTGCTACAGGTTGGTCGGTGCAAAATACTCTGTCTTTATGAACTACCGTACTACCGTTTTTTAATTCAAGCTTATAGAAGTGTCCTTCTTTTAGTACGAACACGGCACTGATTGTATCGTAATAATCGCCATTTGTACTTGCTTGGATTGTTACGGCTACGGTTGTGTTTAGTTGTTCGTCTGTTAAATTTAAAGTATCGTAGGTTTGGCTTCTTGGTATGAAACTAAACGTTTGTTGCACTCCGCTTGTAGTTAAAATAATCATTATACTATAATAACTTTTTTTTCAATTTTTTGTTTTTATTTCGTGTTTCCATAGTAATAAAAAACGAATTATACAAATGCCCAAATATGCGTTTTCGTGCGTTCTAACGAACTTTCTACTTTACTCACTTACGCACATATTAAAAACGTGAGAAATGCCATTAAACTAAAAAGCCATAAATCTAAACAAAACTTTTGATTAGTATATAAACAAAAAAAGGCACTCCGAAAAGTGCCTAATTACATTATGAAAGGAAAAGAAAAACCTTATGCCGTTACGATTGTCGCATCTGCACCGCTACCATCTGCAAAAGCAGTTTTTAATGCTGCTTCTGTAGAAACATCTACAAAGTTAGCGGGTAAAACTTCACTTGCTACAAAAGTTAATTTGTAACCGTTAAAGTCGCCAAGTGCTGCACCCGAAGAAATTTCTCCAGCAGTTGTATCGCAACCTTGTGCCAATCCCATAAGAAAAAATTGGTCAGTCATAGTGCGAACAATTATTCTTGGTCTACCGTAAGCAAGTAGTTTAATGTTCTTGTGCATAGCTTGGTCTTGTTTCTTTAAAGAAATAGCCAAAGTTTGCTCAAAGAATGTAGTACCGTTATCTCTTGAAGTTTGTACGGCAGTTGTAAACGAATTTTCATTCGATTTAAGTTCGTACTTGTACAAAGAAATTTGCGCAGCTGGAACCCAAGTGTCAATCGTGTCTGTGTTTGTTACATCGTAAGTGATGTTGTCTGTGTCAAGGTCATCGAAGTTCGCAAAGTAAATGGCTTTTAATCCAGAAACCGAATCTTTGCATTCTTCCACACGACCGTTTGTAATATCACAACTCATTTGTTAAAAGTTTTTATGAATAAAAAAGGGTAGGCAATTTTACCCACCCTTTCTTAATTCTGATTAATATTAAGCGTAGATAACTACATCTGAATTAATTCCCATTTGAACCGCACCAGTAAATCTCATAATTACTCGTACGTTTTGGCTTCCGTCAAGTTCTGCCATATCTAATACTCTTACTTCGTTGTGGTCTGAAAGAAGTCCAGTTCCAAAGAACATATTAGATTTTTGTGCTGCCATCATAGATGAAGCTGGAAGACCTTGAGCAACTACAACAGGAATACCATCAAAAGACAATGCTCCGTTAGTGAACCAAGTTGTTCCTTCGTTGTTTACACCGTTAGCACCAAGTCCGTTAGCACCGAATCCACCCAAAGCACGGATGTATGCTCTTGCTACGTTAGGAGCAACATAAATAAACAAATCTTCTTTACCGTAAACTGCTTGTGGAATAGCATCAACTACTTTACCCATTTCGTCAATTACGTTTGCAGCAGTTACTCCTGTACCTGTTACGGCAACACAACCAGAACCACCAGCCGTAGCTAAGTAGTAAAATCCGTCAAATTCTCCAGCCGTTCCGTTTTGTCCACTCCAAATAGTGTTCTCAACTTGAGCAGCTACTTTAGCAGCAGTATATCCGATAACGAAATCAGATAGTGATGGTGCTAAATTGTCAAATGCAGAAAAGCCCATTTGCTCTGCCTCCCAAGAATTAATTAAATCTTTTTTACAGATGTCATAATTTACTTGGAATTCTTCTGGCTGAATAATTTTTTCTGCCAATGTTAAAGTTCCAGATGCCGTGTAGTCGCAAGTTGCGTCTGCTACGATGCTACCTAAAGAACCTGTTTGAAGTACTTGCTTGTACTTCACGTTTGGTAATACGGTAATTAAACCGTTTTCTAATGTTGAACCCGATAGTAAAGCCGCAGATATATATTTTCCCGCAAACTCACCAGCATAGGTTGATGTCAATGATACTGCCATTGTTTTTGTTTTTATTTATTAATAATTATTTACTTAATTTTTCCATTACACGGTCAAGAGTTGTTCTTTGACGTTTAGCACTATATTGAATATGTTCCGTCTTTTTCTTGTTCTCTGGATTGTGTGTAATTGGTTTAGCTGCTGCTTCTACTTCTTTTTCTTCAGAAAGTTCAACAACTTCTTCTTTTACTTCTTCTTTAGTTTCTTCAACTACTTCTTCATTCGTGTTTTCGTTGTTTTCTACTTTTGAGAATTTTTCTAATTCAGATTTAAGTTCTTCGTTTTCTTTTTTCAAAGCTTCCATTTCAGAAAAGAAAGTTTCTTTCACGATTGATTCAACTGTTTTCTTAATTGGTTTAGCTTCTTCTACAGATGCTTCAACTTCTTCTTCGTATTCTTCTTCTTTTTTAGCTTCTTCTTCAATTACTTCTTCTTCAGCTTCTGCTTCTTTAATTTCTGCAATTAAACCCTCTTCAGTTACAACAAGCATCAAGCCATCTTCAAGTTTGTATTCACCTACAGGTAGTGGGATTTTTTGTTCGTCTTCTGTTACAATTACAACTTGAAAACCAGCTTCAAATTCTTCTGCTTCAATAGTTGTTACACCATCATCTAATTTTCGTGTGCCTAATTTCACTTCCATTCCAAGAAGTTCTCTTACTTTGTTTAGTATTGAATTATCTTTCATTTTTATTTATTTACGATATTGATTTTCTTAAATTATCTTGTGCTTTTTTATATTTAGCAATAGGCAATTTAATGCCTAAATCTTTAGCAGCTGCTTCAGCTTTTGCTAAATTTTTGTCAAAAACTCCTAAAAGATTTTGTGCTTTTTTAACTTTAGGTGCTTTGCTTTTTTCTGCTTTTGCCACTTCTGCTTCAGAACTTTCTATGCTATCTTCGTTACTTGTCAAAGATTTTTTTGCATCTTCTAATTGTCTTTTTGCTGCCAAAAATTTGTCTTCAGCATCAAAAAACTTGTCTTCTGCTTTACCTCTATTAGCTAATAATTTTTGTCTTTCCTTTAAATCTTTATTTACAAGTTTCTGCATATCTAATATGCGTTTGTTGTCTACTTTAATGTCATTTATTAAAGCATCGCTATTTTCAAGTGCTTTATTTAAATCATCTACTAAACCAAGTTCAACTCTTTCAGACG